TTCCCGTCTGGCTGCACGATGGCGAGGGGCGAACCGATGCGCCAGAACGTGTTGGGCGACGCGGCCACGAGGATGAATTGGAAATAGATGCCCCGCGCCCGGACCACAATGAACGGCGTCGATTGCGTCACGGTGTATGGGCCATAGGTCCGAACCGGATATGCGGCATCGGGCACCTGTGCCACGCTATCGGCCACGTTGATGTAGATTTGCACCTGGCCGCCGGTGCTCATCGTCAGGTCTGGCCTGATCCGCTCAAGGAACACAAAGTCAGTGCCGTCTTGCAGCGTGAAGAACCCGGTCGCGAAGCTGCTGGCCAGGGACACGCCATCGAAGTCGACGGCCGTTTCAAACTGTTGGACTAGACCGTTGTAATCGGCGGCGATCGGCGGCCCAAACACCGACTGATCGGCCCATGCCGAAAGGGTCAGTTGGTCCTGGCCATAGTCCCAAAAGCCTTCAGTCACGTTCCATTTCACGTAAGCGGTGCAGACGCCATCGCTGCCCAGGACCGGGAACCACCACGCCAGTTCGGACGATGACGCATTGGAGGCGCAATACACCGCGTCGGCATAGGTCATGTCGATGTTGTTGAAGATGAAGTCGTGCACGTCGCACGGCAGCACCGTCACCTGCCCACCGCGATAGATGAAAAACTCGTTGATCGACAACCAAGCAACCGTGGTGCCGCTGATCCCCGCCGCGCGCTGGCTGATCAGGCCGCAGTTTTCACCGACGCGGTTGAACCCGTAGACCAGCGGGAAACCCACATAGGTCATGACCCACATATCGAGGTCGGTCCACAGCAGCCCGGACAGGCCGAACCACATCCCGGACAGAACCCGCGCCCCGCTGGTCAGGCGGAAACTGCCGGCCTGATTGGTCGTGGTGACGTTCCATGTATTCAGGTCCGCAACGTCGCACCACTTGATCAGCAGCGCGTCCTGTTCGCCCAGCGTGGCAGAGTAGGCACCCCAAGCGACTGCCTGTTGCTGCGGGGCCGCGACGAACACGCCGTTGACCGCGGATGGCGCCCCGGCCACCGCCGTTGCCACATTGCCCACCGCGACCGGCGGAACCCAATGGTAGATCGTCCCGGTGGCATAAGCCGCAAGCAGGTCCTCACCCCACTGTGCCAGGGTCCAGCGCACTTGCGGCGGGGACAGCACGCTCGACGTCGCCGTGCCGTATAGGCCTTCGCCATAAAGCCCGGTGCCATAGGTGCCCGAGGTCGCATCATCGACCGGCAACAGCAGCAGATAGTTGATCCTGACGTTGCCGCCGTTTTCCTGGCCGCTCGTGGTGGATGACGCCGCGACAGATCCAGTGATCGTGTTCACCGGCCCGACCGTGACCGTGACCGTGTAATCCCCAACGAACGTGATGCCGCCGACAATCGTGCTGACGCCTACCAGCAGGTCGTATTGGTCCGCGAAAGCATAGGCGCCCAGGGTGATCGTCACCGCCGTCAGGGTGTTCGTGGTGTTGAACGTGATCACCGCGCCAGCAGCCACCGCGCCCGCTATCGCATTGGTGCCGGCGTCGATCACATAGTCGCCAACCCCTACCGAGACGATCTTGTAGACGCCTTGGAGAAAGATGCCGTCGACATACGATGCGTTCTGTATCTCAATCCACTGGCCCTCTGCCGGGACATAGGACCCATCCGTGATCGTCACCAGCGGAGAACCCGCGACCGTCGTGTAAGGCGTCAGCAGGTCGCTCGTGGCGTCAATCGGCGTGATCGAGGAAATCGCGCCTTCCGAGTAGACTTCCAGCAGTTCGTTGGTGCCGATCCCGATATAGCCAGCGCCGTGCAGATCGGCCCAGGGCAACAGCGCGCGAGCGGTGCCATGGAACGTGTCGCTCGATAGCCGGGAACAGCCGGCGTATTTCTGGATTTGGCCCAGCTTGTGCCGGATCAGGTTCGACGCTTGCAGCCCGAGGCCGGTTTGCAGCGGTGTCGATTGGATATTCACCCCTGGCTCAAACTTGATCCGCATATCAACCATGGTCAGGTCCTCTGCGGCTGCGCCAGCGGCGTCGGCAGGTTGGCCGACCATCCGGTGCCCTGCCCGCGCATCCGCTGCTCTTGCGCCAGCGCGCTATCTCGCAGCGACGAATACTGCGTCTCGTGTGACACCGCCATCCGCGGATCGTCCGCCTGCGCCCCATAGTTCCGCAACAGCCACCCCGACATCCACACCATGCACGCAGCTTCGACCAATTCGGGATATGTGCTCAGGAGGTAGCTACTCTGGTTGGTCGGACCCAGCGGCGTCGGCGGATATAGGCCCGTCACTTCCACCGCATAGGCGGCATCGGGCGTCGGGGCGATCACAAGCGTTTTGTTATCAATCAGCGCGGCATACCGGCCGATATACTCCGCATCGGTCGGGCTTACGGTCGACGCCTCATTCGGCCATGTCGTGTCGATCCAGTCCAGCGAGGCGAGGTCATAGACATAGCGCGTGCCCGCCGCCGGTGTTGAGCCAGCCGGCCCGATCAGGGCGATGCCCTCAATGACGATCACCTGCGACGGGGCTTGCGCTGCCAAGCCAACCTGTCGGCTGCTGGCCACGGTCGACACTGATGCGTTCTGCGCGCGCTGGCAGAGCGGCGTTATCTCCCGATAGATGCGATTTTCGGCATACTGCACCGACTGCGGGAACAGGGTTTCGAAGTCAGGTGGCAGGGTGTTGTAGGGCGAAGGCGCCTGCGCCAGCGCAACCGTCACGGCGACTTTCAGGCTGTCGTAGGTCTGGCTCATCAAGCCGACTCCCAAGCGTAAAGGGGCACATTGGCAGTCAGGCCGATTGCCGTAATGGCGCCGGTCCAGGGCGGGTTACCGCTGGCCGACGACGCGAACCATGCTTCACCCGGCCCGATCATCAGATTGGTCGTCGAGCCCCACAGCGCGGTTGCCAGGTTGAACGCGCACACGGGCTGCGCCGGGTTGTAGATCAGCAACCATTCGCGGCCGCCATCCGCCATCAGCGTCAGGGTGGTGTTGGCCGGCGTGATCGTGATGGACCGATCCACGATGCCGGCCGGCGTCGGAACGCCCGTGATCGCCGCCACCGCCGCCAGCACGTCAGGCTTGTCCGTGGGGTAGGTGCCCGCGTTCGGCGTGCCGAGGATGTATTGCAGGAAGTTCTGATTGCCCGGCGTCGTCGGCTCATTGCTGCCGGGATAGTAGATCGGCGTCGCCTGCACGTCGGGGCGCGGGTTCATCCGTGGCACCGGATCGGGCGGCAAGATGATCGACCGATATTGCTCAAACGGCGTATCGAGGCACTTGCGGCACACCAGAAAGCCAGTATCCAGCAGCGTTGTTCCGGCCCATTGGAATTGCCTGCGCAGCGCCGAGAGGTTGTAGCGCCGTGAGCAGCGGTCGCATACCGCCGCCGCCTGCGGGTCGTAGGCACTGACGCGGGAATGGCCGTTGAGATCGCCCAGCGCCATCGGTCACCCGATCCGGCCATAAGCCGAGACGTTCGGCGTGATGATCATCGGTCCCGGCTCGGTGTCGTTCATCGTAAATTCGTCCCACGCCTCCTTGCGGTCGACCAGACGGGCAGCTTGGACCTTTTCATCCGCAAACTTGATGGCCAGCCGATAAGCCATGCACGCACACAGCGCATCGATACCGCGGTTCACCACATCCGGTGTTTCACCGCCCGCTACGCCCATGTCCCATATCCGTTCAAGGCCATACCAGCGCAGGATGTTGGTCGGGGCACCAGTCGCCGGCACCTGCCAGATCGTGATCTGCGGCAGCGTCAGGCGCTCGAACCAATACTGCGTCGGGATGCCAGCCTGATACTTGTTCGGCAGCATCGCGTATTGCTCGCGCGTGATCGGCACCATGATCCGGTCAGTCGTGCTGTTGCCGGGGTTCGACGTGCCGCCGCCGGTCAACACGATAGGCTGCCCGTTGCCGTCGAGGATCAGGTTGCCAAACCCGTCCCGCAGATATGTCGTGGCCGGCACCGACTGATCCGGGCTGGAATACCAAAGCTCGGTCAGGGTCACGAGATTGGCCGGGAGCGCATAGAGTTCCTGGCCAGGTGCAAGGTCAATCGCGCCGCCCGTGATCTTCCACAGGTTGATGCCGAGGTTGTTCCAGCGGGTCATTTCCAGATTGAGCGACTGCCGCGCACTGACCATGTGGTGCCGCGTGATAGAGGTCGGCCTGATCTGGATGCGGTCGAACGCCTCATAAACGACGCCCGCATTGGTCATGGCAAAGTCGTTGGTGCCGCTCGGGTAGCCGGGGGTTGGCATCGCTTATCGCCTCCTTGCCGGCGATCAGCCCTGTTTGATGCCGGGATACTTGCTGGCCACCTTGCGGCGCACCGTGGCCTTCTCTGCCGGGCTACCATGCTGGGCCACGCGGGCCAAAGCATTCCTAGCGTGGCTCTTATCTTCGACCGGATACCGACGCCCCGGAAGGGCAAAGTCTTTGCTCGGAAGCGCCTTGCGCGTCTTGGCAGTCAGCCTACCGCCCCTGGCGTAAGAACCGCCGCCACGAGTGGGAGGGTCGTCGTCGTCGCGGTTCCAATCGCCGGTATAGACCGGGCCGGCCTTGTCACTCGTTGCCGTGTCGGATGGCTTTATCTCGGCCGCCTTGTCGCCGGTCCCGTTGGTGGGACGTATACGGCTCAGATGATCCGTCCAGTCGTCGTCTTCCGATCGACTGGCACGAAGTTGGGCGCCGCCTTGTGCGCGACGCGCCACAGAGCCACCACGGGCGCGGGGCGTGGCGTCCCCGCTGCCCTGGATCAGTCCGGGTAAGAAGTCCGATCCGCACCGGAGCCTTCGGTGCTGTTGGCGGCCTGCTTCGCCTCATACGGCATCTTGCTCATCTTGCCGGCCGAAGTCAGTGGATCGCGGTCGGAGGTCGCACCGCCACGCGCGCGCCGGTCGGGACGGGACGCAGCCGCCTTGCCGTGAACCTTGGCGCCAACCTTGCCGCCCTTCTTCCGCATCGCGGCCATGCTGGTGTCGTCCATCGCCAGAGCGGGACCGGCACCGACAGGAGCCTTACGGGTGGTGCGCATGGGCATCTTCATGACCGACTTCCTTACGATTGACCGATGCCGGCTTGGATCGTCTGCATCACCACAAGGCCGGTGCCCGTGGTGATCGTGAGCCGATGCGCAAACACCGGCTTGTTGTCGTAGGTGCCCTCGGCGTCAGCAGTCAGGCCCACCAGTATCGGATGGGGCCACGCCTTGGCCGGAACATAGCTGGCGGGGTTCATAGACCATTGCTCGGGCAATGCCACCAGCGTTGTGCCGATCTTGTTCGGATCGTCATAGGTATGCTCGACGGTGTAGGTCGCGGAACCGGCGGCAATCGAAACACCGACCGCAACCATCCACGTCTCATGCGTGAAGTCGTCGATCACCCAAGGCGATGAAGCCACGCCGTTCGTGCCGGCCGTGATGTTGCCCACGCACACCGCCGAGGCGGCAATCTGCGTGACCGTCAGGAAGTCCCGCAGCGTGTATTGCGTCGCCGCCCCGTTCAGGCCGGTGACCGCCTCGCTCTGCGCGTTGCCGTTGCGGTCGGTGCCCGTGACCGTGAAAACCACCGTGGCGTCATTGCCGCTGGATGCCAGAAGCACCCGCCGGGCAACGCCGTTGGTGCCGAGGATTGCCACGCCGGCCGTGACCAGCGAGCCGTTGAGCGTCAAGTTGCCCGCCGCCGCCACAGCCTGCGCCTGCGCGATGCCATTCGCGACGGCAGCGGCGAGTTGCAGTGTGACGGTGGACGGGTTCGACATGATCGGCCCTTAGATCGGGGAGAAGCAGGCTTCAACCACGACGCCAGCCGAGGACTGGATCGTGTTGTTGTATTTCACCGACAGTCGGTTGCCAGCGGCGAAGGTGCGCGTCGCCAGCGTGGTCGACAGCGAAGCGGTCTGCGGCGTGTTGGCCGTGCCGTTCAGGTCGAACGAGCCGGTCTGGAACAGCGAGGTCCCCGCACCCGGCGCCGTGGTGCCGCTTTCCTTGGTCACGTCCATCGTGGACGCGCCACCAGCGGCCACACCATGCACTTCGGTCAGGGATGCCAGGATCATCGGGCGATTGACCAACACGAACGCCTGATTGGTCGCCGCCGGGGTGCCCGTGAAGAAATAGGACTGGCAAATCTGCGAACCGCCCGCGATGGCATAGATATAGTCGCCGGTGCCAGCCGCGGTCGCCGTGCTGGCGATGGAAACCGAAGTCCCCGGTGCCAGGGTCAGGGTGGTCT